AAGACTTAGACGATGAACTGTTGGGCAAGATCGGCATGGCAGTCGTCCGGGACTTCGATATTGACTGGAATTCCTGTGCAGAATGGCGGGAACAAAACAGCCGGGCGCTCGATCTGGCCAAACAGACGAAGGAAGCGAAGAACTTCCCGTGGCCTGGTGCTGCCAACGTTAAGTATCCTTTGGTAACAGTGGGAGCAATTCAGTTTGCAGCGAGGGCGTATCCTGAAATAGTCCAGGGGACGAATATCGTCAAGACGAGAATAGTCGGCCAGGATACTACGGGCGAGAAGGCTGCACGGGCCATTAGGGTGTCTGAGTTCATGTCATGGCAGTTCTCGGAAGAGATTGGCTCTTGGGATGAGGACACTGACAGGCTGCTGCATATCCTCCCCGTGATAGGTTGCCTGTTCCGAAAAACCTGCTGGAATAGCATCGAACGAAGAAATGATAGCGTCCTGCTACTTCCCGATGAGTGCGTGGTGCATTACAAAACCAAGAACCTGAAAACGTGCCGGCGCATATCTCACCTTCTGAAATATTACGAAAATGACGTGTATGAAAGGATATCCGCGAAGACCTGGCTGGACATAGACCTGGGCGATCCGCCAAGAACGGACGATGATTCCGATACGACGCACGATTTTATAGAACAACATCGGTATTGGGACCTGGACGATGATGGCTATGCAGAACCGTATATAGTAACGGCGCACAAAGAGACATCAAAAGTGGTCAGGATTGTGGCTCGGTTCGATGCGGAAGGCGTCGAGATGGATGCCAAGTCCAATAATATCATCAGGATTGCGCCTCATCAGTATTTTGTCAAATTCAGCTTCATACCCAACCCGGACGGCAGTTTTCTTGATATTGGCTGGGGGACGTTGTTAGAGCCTATCAATGAGAGCATCAATACGGCCCTGAACGAACTCCTGGACGCGGGCGCTATGCACAATGCCGGGGGCGGATTCATAGGCCGTGGCATCAATATGAAGGGAGGCAAGCTCACGTTTTCGCTCGGTGAGTGGAAAACCACAGAGAACACCGGTCAAGCCTTGCGAGATAACCTATTTCCGCTGCCCACCAGGGAACCATCCCAAGTGTTGTTTGCGTTGCTTGGATTCTTGGTAGAGGCCGGGAAAGACATAGCAAACATCCGCGACGCCTTGATGGGTGAAAAGCCGGGCGAGAACGTATCAAACGACTTGTTCGTGTCGATGATAAACCAGGGGCTGAAGGTTTACAACGGCATATTCAAGCGTATTTACAGGAGCTTAACTCAAGAATTTAAACTACATTATTGGCTTAATTCTCAATATCTCGACCCTGAAAAGTATTACATGGTATCGGATAATAAGAAAATAGCCCTTCAGAAAGACTTCCAGTACAAGGATTGCGATGTGTACCCGGTAAGCGATCCTAACCTATCCCTGGACATCCAGAGAATAGGCATGGCGCAGATATTAATAAATGGTATGCATTTCCCGGGCATGCTGCCAATGGGCATCGTTAAGAGATGGCTGGAAGCGAACAGGATTCAGAACATTGAAGAGGTGTTTGATCCGAATCAGAAGCCGCAGCCTAACCCGCAGGTGGAGCAGATTTACCTGCAAATGGGCTTGGCCAGGGACAAGCACAATTTGGAGAAACAGGAGATATTCGCTAATATTTTAAAGACGTTAGCACAAACCAAAGAGACATACGCAAAAGCGGTGAAGGCCATTGCGGACGCGGAAGCGGTAGAACCGGGGATGCAGCTCGATCAGTACAAGGCGCAAGTGCAGGAAATGGGCGTAATGGTCAAGGCGCAAGAGGCGGAATTCAAAAGGATGGTAGATGAAAAAGAGCGATTGGTACAACCTCCGCAAGACGGAGGAGTTTCAGGAGTTAGTCAAGGAACTGCAAGTTAAGGCGGACTATTACTCGACGGAATTAGTCACAGGCGCAGCCCTTCATAGAGACATAGACAAGCCCGGAGGGGCGGCGTGGACTGTTGGGGTGATGTACGGGCTGAATTTATTTTTTAACCCGGAGGTAGAAGATGAAGCATAAGGCTTTTTTAGCAAGTGAGTTTATATCTAACAAAATACCAAATAAGTGGGGTGTGCATCCCACAGAGTACAAAGTCCTGATCGAACCGGACGAAGAGGATGAGGTAGCAGGCAGGGCAAAACTGATTATCGTCCCTGACAGCGTTAGGGATAAGATGCAGATTGCCAAAGTTAAAGGAACGCTTGTCGCGGCTGGCGGGAACGCCTTTGAGGACTGGAAAGATCCCATTCCTAAAGTAGGCGACAAGGTGTATTTTGCAAAGTACGCCGGGATTCAATTAAAGAGATATGTCGGGAACAAGCATGTGCTTGGAATATTATGTAATGACAAGGATATCTGCGCTGTTCTTGACGACATAGAGACATTGGAGGGATAATAATGGACAAGGAAATAGTAGAGAAAGAGGCCAAGGCAATGGGATGGGCTGCCCTCGAAGACTTCAGGGGAGATCCGGAACGATGGGTGGACGCTGATACTTTCGTGAAACGCGGCAAGGAACAGCTTCCTATTCTGAAAGAAAACCTTGAACGGCTGGTTAGCAAGATAGATAAACTCGAAGCGGCTCGGAACGAAGACAAAAAGACATTCGAGCAGTTCAGGGAATTCACAACAAAGGCTGAAGAACGGGCACATAAACAGGCAGAAGCGGCATACAAGAAGGAACTGTCTGACCTGAAAAATGATCTGAAAGTAGCCGCCCGGGAGCAGGACGAGGCCAAGATTGATAGAATTACGACAAGCATTGATAATCTGAAGCCGCCTGATCCCCCCCCTCCTGTGGTTGCGCCTACGCCCGACCAGGCTCCGGAGTTTATAGACTGGAAAACCAAGAATCATTGGTATGGGTCTGATCCGGAGATGAGCATTTATGCCGATGCGATGGGTCAGTTTGTCAAAAACACACACCCCGGCATGATAGGGGTTCCATTTTTTGAAGAGGTGACAAAGCACGTCAAAGAGAAATTCTCCAACAAGTTTGAAAACCAGAAAAAGACTATTCCGGCGGCCACGGAAAGCGGGATTGATACTCTCCCGGTTAGATCCAAACACGGTTTTGCAGATTTACCTGAGGATGCTAAAGCGGCCTACAATCATTTCAAAAGACTGATGCCGAAGTATACCAAAGAGGAATATATGTCCCAGTATAATTGGGACGAGGAGGTAAGAAGATGAGCGAATATCTATGTAAGAAGTGTAATGAGGCATTTGACGACCTGAACGAATTCAGGGGTCACAACCTGAGATGCAAGGTCGAAGAGAAAACAGAGAAAAAGGCTGAACGCAGGAAAAGGGTAGGCGTAGGCATTCCACGGCTCAAGCTGTCCTATAACAGCCAAGAAGCCGATTATGTTTACCGATGGGTCAACGACAAGGACAACCGTATTGAAAATTTTCAAGAAGGCGGTTATGAATTTGTCGGCAAGGGTCCCGAACAGGAAGGAACAGACGTTGGCACGAGAATCAGTAAAGTGGTAATGACCAACGATGACGGATCGCCCAGGAAAGCCTACTTGATGCGCATTAAAAAAGAATGGTACGATGAGGATCAGGCTGAGAAGTACAGGCAGCTTGATATTGTCGAAAAACAACTTCAGGGAGGGACGGACAGCCAAGGTCAACCTGGAAAGGATGGCCGGTTCATTCCGACTGAAGGAACAACAATACAACGTGGATAAGGAGGATTTAAACATGAGTAACGTGAACTCCCCCTTCGGGCTTAGGCCCGTAAGGTATAAAAACGGATCTCCGTACAACGGGGCCTGCCGCAGATATTATACGGCGTCTGCCGGTGCAGACTGGTTTCTCGGAGATATGATGGTTATTGCGGGAAGTGCCGACGCGTCCGGTGTAGCAACCGTGACAAAGGCGACCCTTGCTGTCACTAACCAAGCGATTGGGCCGATTGTGGCCGTAGAACCTATAACCAGTGCAAGTACGGTATATGTAGAATCAGGAACGGCACGATATATATACATTGCCGACGATCCGAACCTTATTTTTGAGGTTCAGTGCGAAACCGCCAACAATTTAGCCGCAACCTCGATTGGTCTGAACGCCATTCTGGTAGAAACCCATAGCGGAAGTACGGTGACTGGCCTTTCAGGACAGGAACTTGACACCGGAATCGGCACGGCGCCTGCAACGACCAATACTATGATGTTGCATATTATGGGTATGAGACGATCACCGGATAACGATCCATTCACGGCCCACGGAATTGCCGAAGTTATCATAGCGATGCACATGTTTAACGCTGTTGGCGACGCCACCGGCATACTCGGCGTATCATAAGGAGGAATGACATATGGCTGGTATAATTACTACAGGGAATACCCCTAAAGCACTATGGCCCGGTGTTCATTCTTTCTTTGGTATGAAGTATAATGAGCATCCGGAAGAGTACAGGGACTTATTTGAAGTAGTCCCTTCATCTAAAAACTATGAGGAAGATGTCCTCGTGACGGGGTTTGGCCTGGCTACGATCAAGGATCAAACTGCTGGCGTAAACTATACGTCTAACAATCAAAAGTGGCTGCAAAGATACACCCATGTGGTGTACGGGCTGGGTTTCATCTGCTCCCGGGAGGAAGTGGAAGACAACCTTTACGGCGAGCTGGCCACAAAACGGGCGGCGGCTTTGGCGTTCTCTATGAGAACTACCAAAGAAATCGTCCATGCTAATCATATCAACAGAATGACCGATGGCAACTATACCGGTGGCGACGGTTCTGTTCTGCTGGTGGCTACGCATACGACCGAATCCGGCAGCCAAAGCAATATCCTTTCCCCGGCGGCAGACTTGTCCGAAACGGCTCTTGAGGATATCGGCGTGATGGTCATGACGGCCAAGAACGACAAGGGCCTTCAAATGCCGTTGATTATGATGTCTTTGCACGTTCCGCCTAACGAATGGTTCGAGGCGCATAGGATTCTCAAAAGTGTTCTCCAGAACGATACGGCGAATAATGCCATAAACGTGCTGAAGTCCACAAATGCCATTCCGAACGGAATCAAGATGAATCACTATTTCACCGATCCGGACGCATGGGGCGTCAAAACCAACTGTCCTAATGGGTTCATGTCCTTCGAGAGAAGGCCAAGGGAATTCACCAGGGACGTTGATTTCGATACGGAAAACCAGAAACACAAAGCAACCGAGCGGTATATTAGCGGCTGGACGGATTGGCGCTGCTGGTACGGAACCGCGGGGGCATAGGCTAACTCTATACCCCTCTTCGGAGGGGTATAAACAAGGAGTACAAATATGAAAAAGTTTCTTGTAGTTTTTTTGTTTTGCCTTGTGGGGTTAGTTTTCGCAGCGGCTTCTTACAACCCTTCGTATTTTCCAGGG